GCTTCAGCACTTAGCTGTGTGCAGTACACTACCAAGCAGCCGTACATCTTACCAAGGTTACGTGCGTAGATTGCGTTAGCCTTCAGTGCCTCTGCACTATTGGATGCAGATCCTGCTATAGCATCCTCAACAAACTTACTTCCAATGTCCAGCACGACAATGTCAGGCTGATGCTTTTTGATTACTCCTTCTGCCCACGACATCGTCCTGCCTGTTGCATCCACAAACTTTAGGTTATCCCTTATCGGATCGTAAAACCTATGTGCTTGTGTTTTATCTTCAGATATCTGATGCATGGTCATGCCAGTGCTGGCAGTTAGATATCTGCTGGCTACTCGCTCTGGCTTTTCCTCATTGCATAGTATGAGTATACGTGCTCCTTGTGCCGCCCATCCATTAGGTGCAGCACACAGGCTGGCGTGGAACGAGGATTTACCGACATTGGATCTTGCACCGATGACGAAGAGCATTCCGCTGTCGAGTCCGGCAACGGAGTGGTGCAAGGTTGGGATATTAAACTGCCACTTTGTATTGGTGCTGGCACGTTCGATAAGGTTGTCAATGGAGTTGTCGACATAGTTGATCCTTATGGATGGTGTGAAGTCATCTTGATAGTTGTTGATTAGATTTCGTAGTGGTTCAAGACTTGTCTTATCCCCATTAACAAAATCAAAACCAAGGTTAGCAACTTCCTGACCCACCACTTGCCTGAACAGATTGCTGAGTACGTCTTGTGCTACATCTGGGCTGAGTGTGTCTGCCTTCTCCATTAAGTGGAAGGTCATGCCGTAGGAATGTTTTTGTGCTGTAGTTAGTGTGGGATTTGATGCAAAGAATAAAGCTTTTATTTCGTCCAGTGTTATGTCTTTATCATACTGTTCCATTGCACTGTCAATGGTTTGCTTAATCTTACGGAAGTCTTTACCGAATAATTTCTCAGGGCACTTTGATCGTGCCTCCTGATAGAACTCTTTATTCAGCAGGCTTTTAAGTAGGGCTAGTTCCATGTGCTGTCTACCGTTTCAATTACGTGTTTGAGTTGAGTGACATCGTCTTCCTCCCTGTATTTTAAATCATCATGCAGGGGGAATGCAACAGCTTTGACACCATTGGACTTAAGCTCTCGGGTTATGGTGATTGTGCTTTTCCTAGCATCAGGATCTAAGGCCACAATAACCGAAGCATACCTGTGCAATAGTCCCACGTGTTCTGTAAGTAATGTCGTACCAAGTAAAGCAAAGCCTGTCCCCCCTAAAGTTTCTACAACAGCAGCCGATACTGCATCTTCTACAACCACGGCAACTGGCCCAGTGCCAGTGATGTATGCTGTCCGTGCCTCGCCATAGCGTAACCACTTTGGCTGTGCATTGACAATGCTACGTCCGATAGCGTCCACGATTACACCATCTTGCGTAATTGGGAATACGACCCGTTGCTCTGCAACATCGTAACGTAGGCCAAGGTGATCGTGGTCTAGGCCGTATTTATCTGCGTATGGTTTGGTGTAGGTGCTGTCATACACCACCTGCTGCGGCATTACAAAAGGTGCAGGTGCCTTAGCATTTCTAAACCCATTGTTAAGGAGGTATTGTTTGATGTCATCAACAGTGAGGCCAACACGGACAGCCCCACTGATGTTGCAGCTATTAGAGTAGCAGTTATAAAGTAACGTCCCATTGTCATTGCTTACCGTAAATGTTTTATCTCTCTTGCATACGGGGCAACTACCCCTGTGTGTCATGCCCACTGCAAGGTTTAACTCTTCGATCTTTTGAATCAACTTTGATTTGTTCATTCTCTTTATCCAATAAATGTACTGTCTTCCTTAACTCGGTGAGTGCTACGGTAAATGCTTTCTCTTCCTCTGTCATCCACTGCCAAGTGCTGATCTCGGTGAGAGTACGGAAACAAGATACACAATAGGTATTGGAATTGTCTACCTTACACATACGTACACAGGGACTAAAGTTTGAATGGGTACTCAATTTTTGTTTGCTCCCAAGGTCTAGGGTGTCCATGAAAACAGATGACTTTATCTGTAGGCTGTATTCCAAGATGTCTGTCGTGGGCTTTGTAAGATACTACACCGGTGCATATGTCTTGCCAGTAGTGTACTTCATAGTCTTGCAGTGCGTACTCAAGGAAGTCTTGGTCACCGTAGAAGTCGTATGTACATTGTGTGTACAAGTCGTACACAAACTTTACAGACTTGCTCCAGTACATCATGCCTGAACCCATTGCCTTTGGATTGACAGGGGTCAGTGTGTACCCACGATAGAAATCACGGAGGATGACGAAGTCTTTAGACTGTGCTGCATGCACCAAACTGGTGCAGTCATTCACTAAGATGGTGTCTAGATCGAAGTACAAGCATGGCTCTTCTATCTTAAAGAGTTCAAGCTTTGACCACCATCCCTTCCAGTTGTGTACTAGAGGGATGTATTCGCAATTGCTTAGGTGTATGTCCGTAAGACATACGAATGTGTGCGTAGGTAAAAAATCCCTGCACATGTCACGTAAGTTGTAGACATGGCAGGGACTGTATTCTCCTCCGGTTTTTAAGACGGAGGCAACAATCATGCTTTAGTAAAGTGACGAAGCAAGTTGTTGTTCTTGATCCAGCTTTCGATATCCCAGTTCACTGGATTTGTAGCTGCGCTTACAAACATCAGCATCATGTCATTAAGTTCTTTGACAGTCATATCGGGCTGCGGTTTGTATTGATACTTAAATCCATCCACAAAAAATGTGATCTCCCCGATGGGAAGTTTCAGTGTGGTTGGCTGTGCCTTTGTTGTTGTTGTAGCTTCTTCTTTTACATCTTCAGTCATAGTTTTTCCTTTCAGGTTAAAGGTTCACCAGCATATACCTCACCCCCGGTGCGCCTTGGCAGTAGGCTATCATGGTTCTGACGGGCTGTCAATGCAACCCTAGCACCTGTAAGGGTATTCTTTATGTACGGTTTGAGACTGGCTGGGGAAGCATGCCCAGTGACCATCATGATGTTGGTCAGGGGAACCCCGGCATCGACCATCTCAGTCGTGCCAGTACGGCGCATGTCCATGAGCCACAGATCCGAGGGCAGTCCTGCTGCCTGCATGATCTCCCTGCCCACAGTGCTGAATTCAATCTTGCCGTAGTACCTCGGTGTGTACACAAGATTGCCACAGTACGGTGCAACATACGGCTGGTTACCCACCTCTTCCTTCTGTTGCTTGAGCATTGCCAGCAGATCATCCGAGATCGGTAGTTCTACCCTGCTCCTACGTTTGGATTGCTCTAGGTACAATACCCCACTATCCAAGTCAAGATTCCCCCACTTCAGGGTACGCATATCGCCTAGCCTTTGGCACCACTCAAAGGACATCTGTACTATCAGTCCGATAGAGCGCCATTTAAATTGGCTATAAGCGGTTTGTAAGAAGAGGTTGATATCCCCCCTAGTCCACACTACTTTGCGGGGCTTGTAGGGCTTTTTAGATAGGTTCCTGAAGGGATTTGAGTCAGCATATCCCCTTTGGATTGCGTAGTTAAAGAACTTACTGGCTACAGCTTGGGTGTGGTTAGCGAAAGAGATACCCCGTTCTGCCCACTGATCGTATGCCTTCTGTGCCTTTGGGGTATTGAGTGTGCCGAAGTACATCAGTCCTATCCGTGCACGATCCACCACGGTATCAAGGATAGTGTTCAGGCAGTACTTGTAGTCGTACTGGGTACGAGGACCAAGCCTTTTAAAGTCTAGTGATTGGTAGTATTCATCCAGTACGGTAGCTATCTTATTTCTTTTGCTCACGATTATTCGTCATCGGAATAGTAAAAGCTTTCATCAAACACAAAAGGTTCACCCATAGCAGTACACTTGATGAATCGCTTGTAGTCTGACGGGATCATGTAATACTCAAGCAAGCACTTGATTGCTCTCATTCTTTCGCTAAGGGTTAGTGTGTCTTCAAGTTCGTACTCATCTTGCAGCAATTCTTTTAAGTGCTTACCGTATTCTTGAAGCAGAATCATGATTGCAATTACGTCTGCTCTTTCCGAATCAAGATCAAGCTCGGTTACTACATGTACTTTTTTCATGGCAATCTCCTATCTAGTAGCCATTAAATATAAACCCACGTTTGAGAATGCGTAGCCTGCATAGACCACCATCATGGGCATGTTGCCTTTCATGCCTTGCTCTACGGATATGTACGCATAAATTAATCCGGTTACAATAATCAGCCAAGAACTCAAAGCTTGTTCTCTTTCTTCCAGTACTTACGGTTCTGTTCACCGATCCAT